CTTTTGCTACAAGACCTTTTAAGTTTTTAGAAGGAACTTCGTGAGGGGAATGAATTCCCATCTTTGTTACTTCCTCAATTTCTTCAACTTCTTCCTTTTTTACACATCGATTATAAGTTTTACCAAATAATTTTTGTGTTCCTTTCTTTTCATATCCTGGCCAACATTTCTTACCTGCCTCATCAAGCATTCTACTACCTATACCGTCTGATGGCTTGAGAGGTTCTGGTTTAATAATGTCTATAAATTGTGCAAATGTTTTTCCGTTTGCAGTTTCAATTTCAACAGATTCTGATTTGTTTCCCCAGTTTGCTGCACCAACTTTACGACACTTTACTAGAGCACCTGAAGCATAAGCACTTGGCCAAACGCTGTATCTGGACTTTACTTTATTGTAGCAGGCATCTTTCTTACCACTACCTTTACCTGGTTTATCCTTTACTTCCTGCAGATCAGTCTCTTCAGTTGCAACATTCGTTGGTTTTGCTGCACCAGTTTTTTCTGGTTGATTTGGATCTTGACGATTTTTTCTTCTTCTCGCAGTTTCCTCTTCTTCATCACTCAAATTTGCCGCCATTTTAGAACTACCACATTTTGGTGTAGAAGTTTGTCCAGGTTGACGAGCACAGGGTTTACCTGCCCATTTACCACCCAATTGAACCCAACCTTTTTTACCATCAGAAGACTTTGATTTACCAAACCAATCACGAAGTCCTTCATCTCCAGACTTTGTTTCTTCATTGGTTACATAATCTGCTGCAGTATCAATATAATCCGCCGCCTTAGTAATTTTTGATTGTACCCAAGCTTGAAGTTGACCTTCACCTTTTTTACCCATCTTTTTTTCAAGACGTTTTGCAGCGTTCTTTATGGTTTTTACCTCAGAACGAGCCATTGAATATTCGTGATCTTTCTTTTCCTCGCTCATCTTTTTCTTTTTACCTTGACAGTGGGCACGTTGAGAAAATCCTTTTGGGTTGTTACAGTCAATTGACTTTTTATATTTTTCAGACCAACCCATTAGATTTTAAGATTCTTCTTTATTATTTAGAAAACCTTGTTTCAGAAGTTTTGATAGGTCTGATGTAGATCCAACAAACAAAGCATTATTAGTCACATTATTAGTCGTCTGCTTAGTATTATCTTCTTCCATCTCTTTTAGTTTCTTTTGGAGATCTAAAAGTTTGTCCGTGGTATCTCCAACACTCTTAATAATTTGACCTGCAACTTCATATGCTCTTGGACTATCACTTTCTGCCGCAAGTTCCATAATACCATTCAGAGCCTCTTGTCCTTTTTCAATCAGAGAATAAAGATTTGCTCTTGTGTATTGGTAATCTTTTTTTAAATCTTTAGAATCTTGAGACTCAACTATACTTGTTGATTCTTTTACATCAACACTAACAATATTAGTCTCAGTATTCAAAGACTTACTTATAGAATCAAATTTATCCATATTTTTTAGTTGAGGTCAATTTTTCTTGTGTTGCTATATTCACCACCATCTTGGAAGAATGAAGTTTCTTCACTAAATCCAAAGTCATCACCAACAACAATTGATGTATTATCAGATTCACTCAACACATCAATTGAAGTTCCTTTAGTGTGAGTAGCAGCAATAGTATTGTTATATCCTCTAACTACAGTGATTGAATCTGAAGTGAGAGACTTAATCTTCATAATCTCACTATCAATAATAATTCTATCTCCAGTGGAAAGAAGACTTGTAGAAGTAACTCCAACTAGTGTTTCTTCTGAATTTAGTTCCTCATTCAATACTGAAGAATTATCATCATCATAATCTTTCTTAGCAATAGGAGTTGCTACATAGCGAACTTGTCTTCTTGCCGTTTGAATATTAGTATCGGAATGATAATCGACCTGAACCTTTTTGATAAGACCGTCTGTGCTGTCTGCAATTGGACCGAACAAGTATGTTTTTACAGAAAACTGTAATGTGTATATTAATGCTCTTCTAGTCGTAAAATCTCCTTCATAATCATCTTGGAAACTTATACTTTCTAAAACGATGGGAATGTCTCTTTTTTCTCCAATAGAATCAACTAAATCAATTGTTACATTAAATGATGGTTGAAAAAATGGTAAAATTTGTTCAATTATCTGTAGCGCATCATCATTTAACTTTGTTAAAATATTTAATTCAAATCCCAAATTATATGGGACGGGCATAAAGACTTTTTTTACCCGATTATTATTATCAACTGCTTTAAAAGTTTGAGTGACTGAAGTCTTTCTGGTGGAATCATACTGAATTCCATTCATCTCGAAAGACATTCTTGGTAGAGTTAATTGAACTGCTCTGTTTAACTCTGCCTGCTGTTCAATTCTAGCCAAGAACTTTTGCATTGGTCCATAAGCTAGAGGAACTTTCATCTCACTAATCGTTTGATCAGAATCATTTCTGTGAGTAATATACACTTGGTTGAATAAAGTTCCAAATGCAACTACAGTTTTTCTAATGATTTCGTGATAAAAATAAGTTCCTAACATTAATATGTACCAAATGGATTAGATTCTGTAAAATCAAGAATAAGATCTGCTTCAGTCTCTATCTCGTCATTATCACTATATTTATCATAGGTATCCCTACCATCATATGATTTTACGGAATATCTAGCAGATGATGAGGATCCAACGATAACTTCTCCAGCAGCAAATGATCCATCAGTTATAGAAACTTTAAGAACATTTGAAGAGGAATTCCATTCTTTAACTCTAGCGGTAGTGCCTGTTGTAGATCCAGTAACAATTTCATTGAACTCAAATGTTCCTATTCCTGCAGTCACTGGTGGTGCTGAGGCAGAAACCGTAGGAACTAATATATCAGGAATATAAATGTAACCTTCACCGGGGTTTTCAATATAAATTTGATCAATCTCTCCAGCACTATTGATTCTACTTCTAGCAGTTGCTGTAGTTATACCTGGAATTATATCCTTATAATTCTTTTCATTAACATCATTAGTTATTGTTACGGTTGGTGGTGATAAGTATCCACCGCCACCATTTGTAATTATAATTCCAGTTACTATACCGCACTGATCAATTCCAAATTCAAATACTGAGGTTGCAACACCAACATTTGTTGGGATATTTGATATTGTAAGTGAAGTTGAACCAATTCCAGTAACGTAAGTATCTTGTGGGATAAAATTATAAGAATCACTATGTCCAATCGCCAATCTTACTCTATCACCAACAATAATATTAGTTGTATTAATTCCAGTAATTGTTGTGGAACCAATTCCCAAAGTTCCTGTAGTCTGAATAGAACTTAGTCTCAAAGTAGCAATACCAGTTGCTCTAAATGATTCTCCAGCCCCACCAGAACCAGATATTGAAACTGAAGGAACTACACCAGATGCATATCCATATCCACTATCTGTAACTGTTATTCCAGTTACAGTTCCTGCGGCAGAAACTGTTGCGGTTGCAGTTGCTCTCGTAGCACCCGTGTTTCCAGAGAATGTTATTCTTGGAGGAACAGTGTATCCAAATCCGATTGTTGCTCCAGTTCCAACTGCCCAAAGATCAGATTCATCAAACGAAACAGCAGTAACAATACCTGTAATTGGGTGAATTGTAGCGACACCCACTGCTGCAGTTGTTGGTGGAACTAGTCCAAATGCACCACCAGTACTAATAGCAACTACTGGTGCGGTAGTATATGCTCTACCTGTTGTACTGAATGCTATCGAACCTGGATCAATAGAAGAACCATTAATTCCACCACCAATATCAATGGTTGCGGAAGCATAACTAAATCCTGGATGATCTATAGTAACAGTTGGGACAGACCCATAATATTTTCCTTCAGATCCTGGTGTAACTGTGATACTGTCTACAGTTCCACCATTTGTCTCATAATCAGTCATCGTTGCTGTAGCGGCAGCAGACTCTCCAGTTCCAGTTGGTAGACTAAACGTAACTGTTGGTGGAGTTTTGTAGAACACTCCTCCAGTTGTTCCTCCTGGGAAAAGGTAACTGGATGATCCAATACTTATTGGAGCAGATAAAACACTAACACCAGCACCAATTGGAAAATCAATAATTGCTGTTGCTGCAGCACCAACATGTTTTGGTGGAGTAATTGTTATTTCTGGAGCAACGGCATATCCAGTTCCACCATCATCGACAACTGTTGCAATTACACCCGTTCTCACAGTCTCTATACCACATGTAGCAGCTGCTCCTACACCTCCACCTCCAG